CAATATCCAATAAGTTATTGAACTGTACATTATAATTGTCAACAGTGCTAATAAAGTAAACACACTCCGCACTGCGTACTTCGTAATTGTCTCGATAGTTAATGATGAGCCCATTCTTCGAGATTTTACAATACTCGCTTCCGACAAATCCGTATCCTCCGAAAACATTTACGAATGCCATTTTGAGATTACACTCTCATAATAAGCAAAAACTTCTTCGCCATAATGTGGTGGGCAACCGACGAAAAATACATTGCTCAACGCCTTGTTTGCATTCGAATACTTCGAAGCATCATCAAGATGCTTGTAACCAGGATGCAATAGAATATTTCCAGCAAAGTAGTTACGAGTTTGAATTCTATTTGCTTCGCAGTATGCCTGGAGTTTTTCTTTGAGTTCAGGTGTATCTGTAATTAATGGAACACCGAACCAAGAAGGATCTGCTTTATCGAGAGCAGAAGCAACACGAACACCAGGAACATACTTTTCAAATAGATTCTTAATGCGACTAAAATTGGCACGACGCTTCACGTCAATGTCATCAATCTTCTTCAACTGCTCAATGCCAATTGCACCTTGAAGATCAAGTGGCTTGAGATTGTATCCCATATTTGAGAAGAGATACTTGTGATCAATTATCCCATTATAGCCTTCAAGCCATTTATCAAAGCGATTACCGCATGTCCCGCAAGCCAATAGATTAGCAGCACCGACGCAACGGCAATCACGACCCCACCAACTAATTGAACGCGCTGTATTAATAAGTTCTTCGTCATTTGAGCACACCATTCCACCCTCTCCAGTCGACATGTGATGCGCTGGATAAAAAGAAGTGGTCCATGAATAATAATAGTCTGTCAATAATCTACCATTCCACTTTGTGCCAAGTGAATCGCAGTTATCACCAATCAAATATATGTCGTTTTCTGCGCAGAGTCGAGCAATGCGATCCATGTCTGGTGGATTGCCAAGGACAGGCGAAACGAAAACAGCAACAGTCTTATCAGTAATCCACTTCTCAACATGATCAAGATTAAAATTAAGTGTATCCATTTCAATATCAACGAATACAGGAGTCAATCCGTTTTGAACCAATGGAGCAATTGTAGTTGGGAAGCCAACTGGTGACACGATAACTTGATCACCATCTTTCCAACCAAGACGTTTCTTGAGAGCAGCAACCATGGTAAGATTGGCTGATGAACCAGAGTTGACCATGTGGCAGTGTTTGACATTGAACTTGTGACCGAATGCCCATTGAAACTTGGCAACGTTCTCACCAGAAACAAGCCACTTGCCTGTCAAGAATGCAGTGACACCAGCGATAATTTCTTTCTCATCCCAATACGGACCTGAATAAAAAATTGTATCTTTTTCAGGATTGAATTCTTTGCAGTTGTAAGCATACTTCGGCGTACCAACAGCAGCAACAAGTTCTTCAATCATTGTTTTCACGTCAGATCCAGTCATATAATCCTCTAAATGTTTCAATTCTTTTTGCTAATGCTTCTTTCACGTCGCTCATTCCTGAGTAACTTGGAATCACACAATTCGATCGGTCAGCAGCAGTTATTGCTTTAAATTCTTCAGAAGTATACCATTGCGATTCTAATCCCAACATCTCAGCAATTTCATGCGTTGTGACAGTTCCTGTATTTACAAGATTGTATGGACCAACACCTAAATTGCGTTCGATAATATCGCACGCAACAGAAACTGCTTCATCCAAATCAGTTAGTGAATTTGGACCACCTTCTACTAGTTTACCTGAATTAGCATATTTGGTCAACTTTGTGAATAAATTTTTATCTTCGTATGCACTAGTAAATGGCATTCGAATTCTAAACACAACTGCTTTATCAATCAAGTAACTATCAGAAATGCCTTTGCTGATCGAGTATGTACTGCCAAAATAGTTTGGTTCAGCATTTACAGAATCAATAGTTCCTTTGTAAATGCATCCACTCGAAAAGTGAGCAAATTTAATATTCATCCTTTTGCATTGTTCATACAACAACACTGGAAATATTGCATTTGCTTCAAATGTTTTTCTCTTTTCTTTCTCGCAAGCATCAACATTTGGTTTGCCAGTAAGTCCAGCGCAATTGACAACCCAATCATGTTGAATTCCAGCTTTCTCAATATTATAAGAATGTGGCACATACTTAACGACATGCCCACGAATAACAAGTTCAGTGAACATTTTATGACCAACCCAACCTCGACCAATAACTAATATATTCATAAATCACTCTTCATTATATATTTTTTGTTTCTGATATTCATATAAACTTGGAGCATCATCAGCAAATTTTCTCCAACGTTCTTTTTTATCTTCAAAAATTCTAAAGGTTCTTTTATATTTACCGATGTTCTCTGCATTCATCATAGACTTATCAAAATTGATTTTATCATAGAAGAAATGGTGCATGCCAACAGCAATCCAATTAATACCATCAATCATTCCTGGATTTGAATGAGTATTGAACATAGATCTAATTAACGTCTCATGAAATATATCTGGTCCGTCTTTGCAATGACTTCTATTTAAATTCGCTTTCCAATATGGGGTATCATCTCTTGTGCTAAATCCATAATGAAGCGCAACAAAGTCTGCAAAACTCTTCCACATTCTAAATGTGTGTATATTATATAACTCTTTATCCAATTGAGTGATTGCTGGGCGCTGTAATAGTTTCAATAGATTATAAAGAAATTCATGAACTGTAAACAATCCATTTGATTCTAATGGCTCAATAAATCCAGCAGAAAGACCAATTGCAACAACGTTTTTAACAAATGTGTTTTTGTATGCACCAACGCGCATTGAAATGTCTCTGAACTTGAGACTTTCAACTTCTTCTCTAGTACGAGGACAAACCATTTTGTCACTCATTAGATGACGTTTAAATTCTTCAAGAGCAGTTTCTGGATCTACAAATTTGTCGCTGTAAACATATCCAGTACCAATACGAGTCCAAACTGGAGTATTCCAGACCCATCCATTCTCAATCGCCGTGCAATGTGTATATGCTTCGAGTTCTATAGATTTATTTTTATATGGAACCTGAGCCGCCCATGCACGATTGTTTGGAAGCACATCACCATATGAGAAAAATTCTTGTTTAAGCGCATCACCAATTAATAAACTTCTAAAGCCTGTGCAATCAATAAACAAGTCTGATCGAATCTCATCACCAGTATTTAAAACAAGTTTCTCAATTCCATTCTCACCGACTTTTATGTCTGTGACTGTTGCTTGAATATGTTTAACGCCACGTGGTTTACAATATCGATCTCTCAACCACAAAGCAAATTTAATTGCATCGAAGTGATAAGCAACATCAGTTTTTGGATTGAAACTTTCGAATTTGCCATCAAGATTTTCTGAGAATTTATTTCTTTCAAACAACGCAGCAGATGGAAAGTAGCAATGGACAAAATCAGAAATTGGAGTTTCTGGAAACATTGCCTTTTTTACAAACCAATCATCAAGTCCATTTAGCGTGTTTTTTGTGAATGGAATGCCGAACGGATAATGAAAACTGCTTGAGTCATTTGCAAAGAAGTTTGTGAATTTGATGCTCATCTTATAACTTGCATCAGTGAACTTCATGAAATCTTCTTCTTCAATTTCAAGGAAGTTGCAGAAAGTTTTAAATTGACCTAATGTGCTTTCACCAACACCAACAGTTGGAACGTCTGGACTTTCAATTACAACGATATCTTTTTCTGGAAATGTGCGTATAAGAGCAGCTGCTGACATCCAGCCAGAACTACCACCACCGACTACAACAACTTTATTTGTTGGTTTTATCATTTCTTATACTCATGAATATTCAAAATTTTGCTCAAATACTTGCCATAATCTGATTTATGATATTTGTCTGCTGATGCACGAACTTGATTCTCAGTAATCCACGCATTCTTAAATGCAATTTCTTCTGGGCAAGCAATCATCATTCCTGTTCTACGCTGAACAGAACCAACGAAGGTTGATGCCTCAGCAAGAGATTCGAATGTGCCAGTATCAATCCAAGCAATACCACGATTAAGATACTCAACCTTTACATCATGATTCTTCAAATACAAATTATTGATATCTGTAATTTCTAACTCACCTCTTGCTGAAGGAGAGATCTGCCATGCATAGTCTACTACTTTATTGTCGTAAAAGTAAAGTCCAGTGACTGCATAATTGCTTGGAGGATATTTTGGTTTTTCAATAATCCCAATAATATCTCCATGTTCATTAACTTCAACCACACCAAATCGTTCAGGATCACTCACGTGATATGCAAACAGAGTGCAGCCAACATTATTCCAAGTTGCTGAATTGAATCGATTGATCAATTCATTGCCGTAGAAAATATTATCTCCAAGAATTAGAGTAACATCATCTTCTCCAATCCACTTTTCACAAATACGAAAACATTCAGCAATACCTTTTGGTTCTTTCTGAATGCAATATGAGATATTGATTCCCCATTGAGAACCATCTCCACAAAGACGTTTAAATGCTTCTGAATCATTTGGTGAATTCACGATCATAATATCGCGAATACCAGCCATCATCAGTGTTGATAATGGATAATAAACTAATGGTTTATCATATACAGGAAGAAGTTGTTTTGATGTTACTTCGGTGCATGGGTAAAGACGAGTGCCCATTCCACCAGATAGAATAATCCCCTTTCTCATAATTATATCACTCCAGATTAATTACAAATTGTAGAATAATTAATCTACAATCTTATCAAGTCTCATTTTAAGATCAGATACGATTTTTGCAATCACTTGATAGTCTGTTTGGGGCTTTTTAGATTCTCTATAAATTTTTTGAATTAATGCGTCTGCTTCTTTGCGAATTTTAGCCTTTTCTTTATCCACTTCTGCTTTTTTTCGAGCATAGTTATTTAAGTTTGCCATTATTGTTACCTTTAATTCGCATTAAGTCTATAGACTTTCTTTAAAAACTTTTTCCAGACTTTAGGATCTTGCTTTCGAAAGTGCTTACGATACATAAAAATGGCTTCGCATTCTCTCCAACCAATCTTATGTGCCTTTCGAAGTTTATTTATATCGAATTTCTCAGCCTGTGTTTCATATGCATGCGCATCTAACTCGTCTGGATTGCCATAATACATAGCCTTCATCTTATTCTGTTTTGGTTTTGGCTTATATTCTTTTTGAAGCAGCAATGGACGTTGCTTTTGTTGATGCTTGTGGCGATACTCATGATGAATCGCACGAATAATTTTTATTGCTAGATTTCGTGCACCCTCTTCAGTTATGATTGCTTTCTTTGAATCTTCAGGAAAGTTTAGGCAAATGTAAATGTGCTCAGGAATTATATCCGAGATTCTCACACAGTAATGTCCGTTGACAATCACATTATGATCGGGATAGTATTCATCATCAAATCGTTCTGATGAGAAACAAACAATGTAAGATTTAAATGCTTTGTTTAGTTGTCGAATCATAGAAGGAATATGTTTCTCTCCGACCCAAGTTTCGGCAAGAGCATAGACCTTTTTTTCTATTTTCTTGAGTTGCATTACACTTTCAGATTCTTAAACTTATCTGTGCTTCGACCACGATCAAAAACAGGCTTTGATTCGTTTTCCTGCATTACAGCATCTTGTGCTTTCTGCTCAAGATCATAAAGTTTCATCTTCGCTCGATCAATACCAATCGTGAATCTCTTGTGAAGATTCGGATCATTATAACGATTCTTCAACTGCTTGACGAGAATCTGATTTAACTGCTGCAGTTCTTCAGTGCTAACAAGAGCAAACATGAAATCAGCAGTAGCAGGGAGACCAAAACTCTCTGAAGTGTCTTCCAACCCAGGATCAGAGTTACTAAATCCTGAGCGAGTTGTCTGAGTAGCTGAAAAAATAGGTACGGCGTTCTCAACCGCGAGTCCACGAAGTTCCTCAGCGATCGCTTTAATGTATGTGTACGAGTTAACATTCGCACCTGCCTTAATTCTTGAAGATGCACAAATATTTAGATAGTCAACAAAGATAATATCTGGACGGAAGTTTTTCTTGAGAGCCAGATCGTTGATCAATGCTCGGAAGTGAGCAGGATTCGCAGAAGCAGTTGGATATTCCTTAATGATTAACTTACCCTTGACGGAAGTTTTGAGTTTATTCATACGTTTCTCATACATGTCTTTCGGCATGTTCATGAGATCATCAAGAGTTACATTGAGAAGATTCGCATCAATACGTTCAGCGATCTTCTCTTCAGCCATTTCAAGAGTAATATAGAGGACGTTATAGTTCTGAGTTAGGCAAGAAGCAGCCACATGGCACATAAACAGAGACTTGCCGACGCCAGTACCTGCAAGAGCAATGTTAAGGGTCTTTTGCGGTAATCCTCCTTTAGTGATCTTGTTGAAATACTCCAGATCGAAGGGAATTCTTTTTTCGATACGATGATAAAAATCGTAGCGATCAGCGTAACTATCCAAAAAGTCGTGACCAATGTGAGGATCGAAACTAACCCCCAAAGCATCAGACAAAAGAGTAGGAATGCTTCCTTTGCCCCTCGCTTGATCTTTGCCATCCAGGATCTGAATACTATCCATGATTGCATTATAGATTGCTTTTTCTTGACAAAACTTTTCCGCAGTGTCAAGAAGCCATTCGAGTTTTTGTTCTGATTTGTCACTTGATATTTCCTTTAGCAGTTCAAGCGACTTATTTAACTCAACTTCTGTGAGTTTGGTAGATTCTTTTAGACTAATCTCCAGTGCTGCTGTTGGCGGCAGACTGTTATACTTTAGAATGAACTCTCTTATTTCCTCGAATAGTTTTCTTTCGTGACTTTCTGTCAGATACTCTTTCTTCAGAAAGGGCAAGGTCTTCCTCATGAAAGACTCGTTCCGCATCAGATTCGACAAAATCAATGTTTCCGTTTTCATTGCCTTCCTTCACTGTATTTTCAATTGCATTCAGAAGTATACTACGCATCACGTTAGAAGTAAATCGCACAAATGATTTGCTTTTGACGTTTACATTGTTTACATTTGAGATAACATCATAATCAAAATTCAATAAACCACCATCACTCACTTTGACGTCAGTAAATTCTACGATTACACCTTCATATTTGCCCAAGAATTTAATAGCAAAACTTCCTGGTGGACCATTAAGATCCACAAAGAAGGTGTATTGCTTGTCAACTTTAAAGAATTTTTTGACGTACCAAAACTCAAGTTTGG